CATCTAGAGAATACTACATGAACCCAGTATGGAAAGAGGTAGGTTATGTTAAACGTTCTAAACCCATAATCAAACTTACAAGTTTGCTCCATGAATATGGTCATATAGTACAGGAAATTAGTAGCCTAAGTGATATAGATTCTAAGGATAGAAATAAGGCCTTCATTGTTATTCAGGAATATGATGCTTGGGCTAGAGGCAAGGCATTAGCTAAAGAATTAGGTATAATACCTGAGGCTATAAGTGAACAAGAATATGACAATGAAATGGCTAAATATTTAGTATCATATTTTGAGTTTGTAACACTTGAATCAAGAAAAAATTTAAGATACCTAACTAACATATACAAAACAAGAACATTATGAAAACAATCGCAGAACAGCTAAACATAACAGAGTTTCCTTTTAGAATTAAGGATTCTAAAGGTAGGATTATTTATTTTGAAGAGTCAGATAAGCGTTGGGCTAAATTTGAACATGACTCTGAAGGTAATGTAATCTATCTTGAAAATTCAAGCGGCTATTGGTCTAAAAAAGAATACGATACCAATGGCAATCTAATATACTTTGAAAATTCAAGAGGTGAAATCGAAGACAAAAGGTCTAAACCTTGTGAAGATATGGTAATAGAAATTAATGGAGTGAAATATAAACTTATAAACTATTAAAACTATGAGTAGCAAATTTGAGTTAAAAGACAACAGACCTTTAAAAGTTAAGGTGTTAGATTTCTTAGAATCTCTTTTATTTTGGAAAGGTAGAAGAAAGGGTATTACTCATACCAAGGATATTACCTTGGATGATTTGAGATCAGTATTTTTTCCTAAATCTTTTTACGAAAAGTATAGGTATCTAGGTGCTATACCATGGAATGAAGATGGTGAGATATTTAAAGCTATGGAGCCACTAGTAATCTTTATGGATTACAGAGCTAAGCCTAAATGGTGTCCAAGATGGTTTTTGAGGTTCTTACATTTGTTTGGCAATGATAATTCTATTGTTAGAGTGAGAAACATGAAATTACATAATCTTCATCGTACGCTAACAAAAGGTATTATGATGTATGATTACAAAACTAAATGGGAATGGTATGATTTACGTATTAGTATTGCTGGGGATAAGCAAATGTCTGATTTAGCAGATGATATTCAAGACATGTATTATACAAGAGGTCAAAGAGAAGACCTACTTGAGAAGATTTATAAATACAATCCTGCTTTTGATAAACCATATTGGACAAACAAAGAGTTAGCTAAATATCTCGATGACCTTATAGATAAAAAAGAAGAAAATGAAAACTAAAATTATTGGAATTGCAGGACTAGCTGGCTCAGGAAAAGATACTGTAGGTGAGGCTATACAAGCGTTTGGTAAACTTGAAAAAGAGAATTGGGAAATTAAAAAGTTCGCAGGTACATTAAAACAAATAGCCTCGCTACTAACTGGTTTAAAACCTGAAGTATTTGAGTCTCAAGAACACAAGAGCAAGAACTTAGGCAAAGAATGGGGTCATATGACTATCCGAGAAATGCTACAGAGGATAGGTACAGAGGCAATGCGAGACAATCTTCATCCCAATGTTTGGGTTAATGCTCTATTCTCTGATTATGATCATAATAACAGATGGATCATCACTGATTTGAGATTTCCAAACGAACTACAAGCTATCCGAGATCATAATGGAATGGTAATTAAAGTAGTAAGACCTGGAGTTGTTGGGATGAATCATTATTCAGAAACAGCCTTGGATAATTTTAATAAGTGGGATCATATCATCCACAATGATGGTACTCGGTATGATCTAGTACAAAAAGTAAGACAAATATACTATGAAAACTAGAATCTATTTATTTTTAACCGCCCTAATACAGGTTATGTTGGTATCAATGAATGTTATATTTATCACATACCATCATGTATTAGCTATGGTCTTGACAGGATTTTCAATATCCATTATATGGACATTTAATGTTAAAAAAATAGCGTTTGGTTCCCTAACGGATAGAATTATCTATGCTACTGGGGCCTCTATTGGTACTCTGACAGGATATTACCTTTCTAACTATTTTATTTAAGAAAGTTTGGCTACCGGAGATATCATTCGTATATTTAGGTATAATTTTAAAACACATAAAAACAAACAGTTATGAAAACCAAAATGACAAAAGAACAAATCCAAAAAGCAGCTCCAAGTGTTTTCACACAAAAGCCTCACCACAGCATGTCTGACAAGTACACCTTTATCCCAACCACACGAGTGATTGAGGATATGGAAACTTTAGGATGGGATGTAGTTTCAGTTACTGAAATGAGGTCACGTAAGGGTATTGGATATCAAAAACACATGGTTAAATTTCAAAACCCAAATATTGCTATTAATGGTGAGAATGGAGATGATGTTTATCCACAAATTTTGATGACTAATTCTCATGACGGATCTTCATCATTCCAGTTCCGAGTTGGTTTGTATCGTTTAGTATGTTCCAATGGTTTGGTTATTGCCACTCAAGAATTTAACAATGTGAAAGTTCGTCACATGGGTTACAATTTTGAGGAGTTACAACAAACTATTCAATCAATTGTTGATCATTTACCATTGACTGTTGAGTCAATGAATAAGATGAAAGAAATTGAATTGGAACAAGACCAAATGGTCAAGTTAGCTCAAGATATGCTTAATGTTAGGTTTGGTGAATCAACCCAACAAATGGCATTTGATATTAATCAAATTCTAGAGCCAGTTCGGAAAGAAGATGAAAGCAATGATTTATGGACTGTTTTCAATCGTATTCAAGAACGCATTATTGATGGTGATTTTAATTATATCTATAATAACAAATCACGTAAAGCTCGTAGAATTAAAAACTTTAATCAAGATGTTAATTTGAATCAAGGTATGTTCCAAACAGCACTTGAATTAATTGAAGCATGATGAAGAAAATTAAAATGGAGGAGGCCGAACAATATGTTCTGGCCTCCGACATCTATGAGGCTAGGTATTTTTTCCTCTACCCATCCCAAGATCCAGATTATCCTGCTGATCAAGGTTGGGAAGAGGTAAAATATTTCTCTAGAAAAAAAACTGTTATATCCCAACAAGGTGAAGGAGATACATATGTTTATATATTTTCTAATGACTCAATCCCAGGTCAGTATAAGATAGGATACACGTCTAAAACGCCTGAACAACGAGCTAAACAACTATCATCAGGGACTAACACACCTACGCCATTCCAGGTTGAGTGGTACTTTAAATGCTTTAGAGGTGATTTACTCGAACAAGAAGTACATCAACACCTCAATGAGTATAGGATAAATGATAATAGAGAATTCTTTAGAGTATCTTTTGATCACGCTAAACAAGTTATAGAAAATCTAGGTCAAAGATACCTAGGTAACATATAACATATGTATAATATATGGGCCTGACTGGAATTGATCCGCAGGTATGTTCTTTGATATGATGCAGGCAGTCTTAGATGGAAAGACTTAAATCACCTATCAACTGTCGTAAATGGCAACACTTCTACTTTTACTTACGAGGACGCTTTAGCTTTCGTAGGTGCGGATTTTGCAGTAGCTGCTTAATCGCTCCCGTATCACTCATGGGGATCAAAAAGAAGTGAATGACCCGGTTTTTGTACTTTGTACCTTAAACAAATCGCCTACCGATTGCAAGTGAGAGTAGCCATACAAACTTGATATTTTGTCTGTTTAGAAAAACAGAATAAGCCTGTGAATGAGTACTTAGCGCAAACTGAGGGAGACGTGGGTTCGAATCCCACCAGGTCCACGACTTTAATTTTTTTCATACATACATATAATAAAACACTATGGGTCAAAATAAATTAAGAAAATATATTAGCCAGATTATTAAGGAGGAACTTAATACTCAAAATGAGATCTTTGGTTTAGGTAAAGTAACCGAAGATCTTAGTGAAAGTGGTGGTATTTTAAAGGTTGAACAAGCAAAAGACGGTAAATATTACTGGACTTTCACATTTAAATCAGGCAAAGTCGAAAAATGGCCAAATGGATTTGCTACATCTGCTGAAGCACAAAAAGATTTCATATACAGATCAAAGTATTTAAAAGAAGGTACTTTTAATTCTAAAAGAGAAGAAAAGGAAAATATTGACGAGACATGGTATAGGATGAAAGTTTTAGCCGGTGTAATCAAGTAAAGATATTTATATATTTTACAAGAAAGCCGGTCATAAGATCGGCTTTTTTTGGCTCCCCAAGATATTATTGTTATATTTATGTATAAATAAAAATAAGTTATGAGCAAGTTAAAGGAGCATTACAGCGAACAACTAATTTCAAGCCGGTATCAGTCCTCTTGGGAAGATTACGATTACCAGTACGATCAATGGATGGCCAGAAAAAACCCACCCACTGGTATTATGGCTAAAGTGCGCGATTTTTTAATCGGAAAGCCAGTTGATGGAGAGGATATCATCAACACCACACCAAAATTCCGCACTGTATATCCTGACCGAGAGTATTCATTTAATGAAATCTCTCAAAATATTAGAGAAAGTTTGATAAAATAAGTTTGGCTTTCTATAATATTATTGTTATATTTACACGTTCATTTAGTTCATTGAAATATTAAAATATTTGCACCCATAGCTCAGCTGGATAGAGCAACTGCCTTCTAAGCAGTAGGTCTCAAGTTCGAATCTTGATGGGTGTACAAGAAAGTTTGGCTATCTAGAGATTTATTCGTATATTTAGCTAAAGGTTCTTTAAAATATAGTCAGGTGGTCATAGGAGACCTTTGGTAACATGGAGTGGCCACAAAGTGTTACATGGCAGGTAAAGCAAGGAGTAATTACCTTGTGTAACTGATAGGGGAATCAGCCCTTGGTACAGGTTCGAATCCTGTCCTGACTACAAATATTGCGGGGTAGAGCAGTAGGTAGCTCGTCAGCCTCATAAGCTGAAGATCGTTGGTTCGAGTCCAACCTCCGCAACGATGCTCCCTTATGGAGTATACGATCTTTGACATATTGAAATTGCCAAAAAGGCCCGTTCGTCTAGGGGTTAGGACGCCAGATTTTCATTCTGGAAACACGAGTTCGATTCTCGTACGGGCTACATTAATTTAGCCGAGGTGGTGGAATTGGTAGACACGCAGGACTTAAAATCCTGTGGGCAGTGATGTTCGTACGGGTTCGATTCCCGTCCTCGGTACAAAAATGGTCCGGTAGTTCAGTTGGTTAGAATACATGCCTGTCACGCATGGGGTCGCGGGTTCGAGTCCCGTCCGGACCGCAATTGATCTCGTAGCTCAGTTGGTAGAGCAGTACACTTTTAATGTACGGGCCGTGAGTTCGAGTCTCACCGGGATCACAAGTTCTGATCAAACAGAAAACCTTGCACCTCCAGATGCGTGATACGGTGCAGTAAAGATGGTAAAAGTCCATATCACGCATTATGCCGATGTGGTGAAATGGTAGACACGCCAGTTTTAGGAACTGGTGCTTACGCGTGTAGGTTCGAGTCCTACCATCGGTACAGCAGTTATCTGAACTTGCACTAGGACGATAACAACCATTGGAGGAAGCAAGTCTCACGAATGGTCCTGTGGGTTGCAGCAAGGCATAAAAAGGACACCCACCGGATAGAGTAGGTGGCTGTGTTTTCACACAAAGCTCTATCATTTGCACCTTTAGCTCAGTTGGTTTAGAGCGCTACTTTTACACGGTAGGTGTCGGTGGTTCGAGTCCATCAAGGTGCACAATAAATTGGTAGGTGGCCGAGTGGTTAAAGGCGACAGACTGTAAATCTGTTCTCTTAGGAGTACGGGGGTTCGAATCCCTCCCTGCCAACAAAAGTAAAAGATAGTGAAGCTGTAATAGATGATGGTGTTAAAATGATGAAAAAGGGTTTGGAGTAATCAGAGCGTAAACAAATTATCTATCAGAAACCCTGCAAGACCCGAAATCTTTTATTTAGTATCTGTAGCTCAATTGGATAGAGCACCTGGCTACGGACCAGGAGGTTATAGGTTCGACTCCTGTCAGATACGCTTATATAGTACCTTAGCTCAGATGGTAGAGCGTAGGCCTGAAGAGCCTAGCGTCCCCAGTTCGATCCTGGGAGGTACTACTTTTGGTTCCATGTCCGAGTGGCTAGGTGGTGGATTGCAAATCCATTTATGTTAGTTCGAATCTAACTGGAACCTCTAATATGTTTCCTTAGCTCAGTTGGTTAGAGCATCTGACTGTTAATCAGAGGGTCCTTGGTTCGAGCCCAAGAGGAAACGCTATAAGGGCCTTTAGCTCAGTTGGTTAGAGCATCTGACTCATAATCAGAGGGTCGTTGGTTCAAGCCCAACAAGGCCCACTTTTATTTATACGCGTCTGTAGCTCAGTTGGTAGAGCAGTGGTCTCCAAAACCAAAGGTCGGTAGTTCGAATCTATCCAGGCGTGCTAAATTATTTGGTTATCTAAAATATTTTTATTATATTTATATAATGCCCCCTTAGCTCAGCTGGCTTAGAGCAACTGATTTGTACTCAGTAGGTCGTGGGTTCGATTCCTACAGGGGGCTCAATGAGTAAGAGATACTCAGCAGACTTGTCAATGTCTCATTTAAACTTGATAGGGTATTGGACTGGACATCCTTAAACGCCAGTCTCTTGGGTATAAAGGGATAACACAAACCCTCCCAGTAGTGTGATTTTAGAGTTCATGTGGTAAGACACTAATGGTTAGAGTTTTTAAGAAAACAAAACCGTTAAAATCTACTCACCAGTAATCTCAAGGTGGGGAAACACAGTGGTATAGCTCAATTGGTTAGAGCACTTGCCTGATACGCAAGAGGTTATAAGTTCGAGTCTTATTACCGCTACTACGAGGTGTAGCGCAGTTGGTAGCGTGCCTGGTTTGGGACCAGGAGGTCGTCAGTTCGAACCTGGCCACCTCGACTTAATTTTGGGCTGTTAGCTCAGCTGGCTAGAGCGCCTGCCTTGCACGCAGGAGGTCATCGGTTCGACTCCGATACGGTCCACAACATAAGCAGTAATAGCTCAATTGGTAGAGCGTCGTCCTTCCAAGTCGAGGGTTGCAGGTTCGAGTCCTGTTTACTGCTCTAAATACATCAGTGGTTTTGGCAATTTAACACTTAAAAATTATGGAAACACTTTATTTTATCTTAGGAATGCTATCAGTAGTTACTGTAATCCTAACTGTAGTAGCTGTATATGGTATTGTTAAATACAACCAATTACAAACACAAATCAACAATCTCCAGCGTGAAATAGAAGAAGTTCAAAGAGGCATGTGGAGAGAATCTGAGTCTATCAATAGACGTATAGACAGAGATGATGAATCAAGATGGCGTGCAATGGATGAGTTTAATAAAAGACTGGATGAACTTCAGTCATATATTGATTCTCGAGTAGACAAATTAGATGCTAAATATTCCCCTAAAGGAGTAAAACAACAAATTAACGGATAATTAACCCGCTTTAAACCACTGATGTATTTTTATTGTCCCTTCGTCTAATGGCAGGACAAGTGGTTTTGGTCCACTTAATGGAGGTTCGAATCCTTCAGGGACAACTATGGAGAATTGGCAGAGTGGTCGATTGCGGCAGTCTTGAAAACTGTTGTACCGAAAGGTACCGTAGGTTCGAATCCTACATTCTCCGCGGTGTTTGTGGTGTTAATGGTTAGCACATTAGATTGTGGTTCTGAAGGTTTGGGTTCGAATCCCAGCAAACACACTTTTATTGGAAGATAATCCTCAACGGTGAGAGGGCTTGCCTGCTAAGCAATGTGTACCTTAGGGTATCTGGTTCGATCCCAGTGTCTTCCGCTTGGCTACTTCAATATGTCTTTATATATTTACATCATGAAAAATTTTAAAAAATGTGATGGAGATAGGGTTGATGTAGTTAATCATACTATCAAAATTTTAGAGGATAATCCTCATACTGAAATCCATATTGGGACTGATTCCCAAAATAAGAGCGAATACACTTATTACGCTATTGCCATAGCATACCGCTTTGGTACTAGAGGTGTTCATTATATTTATCATAGAGAAAAGGTTCCACGTATCAAGGATCGTTTTACTAAACTGTTTAGAGAAGCTGAACTCACTATAGAGACAGCTGAATGGCTTACTACTAAAATTCCAAGCTTAAAAGTAGAACTAGACTTTGACTATAATGATGATAAAAAATATTTTAGCCAAAAACTAGTATCTGCTGTGAAAGGGTGGGCTGAGTCTTTAGGATATAAAGCCAATATCAAACCCCATAACCAGATAGCTACTAAGGCAGCCGACTATCAGTGCCGTTAAATTCCCACAAAAACAACTATATTACCCATTACCTATATAAAAACATATACTACGCCATATATATAAAAGACCGTTTATTTACCCACTTAATCTATGTTATAACAGAAAGGTCTTAAAAAGTCTTAAAATATTTGGCCTCCTAAAATCCTTTATGTATCATATAGATACGGGTGTTAATAAGTAACTAATTAAAACTAAAACATATGAGAAACAGAGAAATGATTCTGAGACAACTGGAGCGCATCGATAACTCGATGAAGAAAATGAAATTCTATCTGAACCGAGGAGAATCGGTAGACAACTACAAGAAAGAAATTGAACTAGTAGAAAACATGATTTCTGAAGTTAAGTCTATGATTGAACGTGAAGATATGAATGCTAATGAAATTAATCCAATTAGATAAATTATGCAATTAACTGCTGAACAAATTAAAGAAAACTGGGATCAGTTCATTAGTAATATTGAGAACTGGATTGAAGGAGACAGAAAACAGGCTCTACTTGATTTCTATAACCAATACCAGGACCGATTAATCTTAATGCCTGCGGCTCATAAGAAAGAGTATCATAATGCTTTTCCTGGAGGATATATTGAACATGTGAACCGTGTTGTTGGGTGTGCTCTTAAATTATATGATTTGTGGGCCGATATGGGAGCTGATATTACAACATTTACTGTTGAAGAACTCGTATTCTCAGCCATTAATCATGACTTGGGAAAAATGGGAGACGAGGATAATGAAGCTTATATCCCTCAGACTGATAACTGGAGAAAGGAAAAACTAGGAGAAGATTACATGTTTAATTCTAAAGTACCTTTTGCCTCAGTCCCTGATCGTGGTTTATATTTACTCCAGGCTCATGGTATTAGATATTCATTTAATGAAATGTTAGCCATTCAAACCCATGATGGTTTATATGATGAAGCTAACAAGAAATATCTTCACACATTTACGCCAGAACAAAAACCACGTACTGCGCTTCCATTTATTTTACATCAAGCTGATTTAATGGCTGCTCGAATTGAATTTGAGAAAGAATGGTTACCTAAATTAAAAAATAACCAAAAAGAAGAAAAGCCTAAAAAAACATCATTTGTGTTAGATTCTAATTCTAAAAAATCAGCATCAAAACAAACTAAGGCTCTAGGCTCCATTAAGAGTAATAGCCTAAAAAATATGTTAGACGACTTATGATAATATTACTTACTTCATTAGCTATTTTCTTTGGAATATTAACAGTTATATTAGGTTTTACCACGTATAACTTATTACGAAAAAATGAAAAGCAAGAGGATATACTGGCTGGGTATTTAAACTACCTAGACCAGTTATCTCGAGCTATTGAGATCTCAGACGCTAAACTAAAAAAACTGGATGAAAGAGGGGTATTTAAGTCTGATGATGAGGTAGGATTTTTCTTTACTAATCTTCAGAAAATCCAAAATATCTTAAATGAATTCCAGTTAAAAAAATTCTAAATTATGGGTAAACGTTATTTCACAGAAGAAACTGAAAACGCTATTATCCTATATAATACATTAACTGACCCTGAGGAGAAAAGTAGACTATATAATAAAAAAATACATTATGCTTTTTTCAAACTAACTCAAAATCTAATTCATACTTATAAAATTAGGAATACTGATGTTGATGATCTAGAACATCTCCAGCATGAAGTTATTATATTTTTGTTAAGTAAAATTCATAAGTTTGATCCTACATTAGGTAAAAAAGCTTATTCTTATTTTGGGACTATAGCCTTAAGGTGGTTAATTATATATAATAGGAAAAATTATAAGAAAAAAATTACTTCCACTCCTATTAGTGAAGTCATTAGCTATGAAAAAGATTATAAAGTATCATCTAACAAAGATAATCTAGATAAATTAAGTGAAGATGATATATTTGAATTTTCAGATGATGAAGATAATTTATCCTTCTTTATTGACGCCTTTACTCAATATTATACTGACCGCATATATCAATTCCACCCAGCAAAGGATGATGCTAAGATAGCAGATGCAGTTTTAGAATTATTCCGTAAACGAGAAAATATAAATATATTTCATAAAAAAGCATTGTATATTTATATAAAGGAGATGGTGGATGTTAAAACTCCTAAAATAACTCAAGTGGTTAATAAAATATATGACCATTTTCGTCCTGAGTATCAATTTTATGTTGACAACGGTTATATTAGATTTGTAGAGTAACCATATATATAACAAAATATTATGGGATCTTTAGATAAAAATATATTCGGTGATAAAAAATTCTCAGATTTACTATCTGAGATATATGAAAATCAAAAGAAAAAAGAAAAAACTATAGCGGGTCTAGTTCGTGAACTAAAGGATTTAGTCAATGATGTGAGTGATGCCACTGTTATAGTTCCTCTTATAGCTAATTATCTTGAAATTGGAGTTAAGAATGATGAACACCTACTTAAAATGGCCACTATCATTCAACGTATATTCAATAATCAAGAAAGCAATGGAGGTGGAGGTGATGGTTTAACTATTACTGATGCTGAACGAGAAGAATTGATGGCCCAACTAGACCAACTAAACAAACCATTAGATGACAAGTAATGGCTCAAACATCATTAAGATCTAGCTTTTATTCTTTTTCATCAAAAAGACATTCTTTTGGTAAGGGAAGTGCCATTTTCCCAGCAAAAGTAAAAAACATCATCCTAGACTCAGATAATGAATTATTTTCCTCTTTAGGTGAATGGGCGTCAATAGGAGCTATTCAATTTCAAGATTTAGTTGGTAATGATAATAGAAATTTAGCTATAGCTTATCCTTTATTCACTAATCAAAAAATATATCCATTAATTAATGAAATGGTTTATATAATAGTATTACCAAATAATGATATTTATGAAAATCAAAATAATGGTAGATATTATTATTTTAATCCTATTAATCTATGGAATAATAACCACCATAATGGTTACCCATTATTAGTTGAATCTTCATTACCTGAATCTCAACAAAAAGACTATCAACAAGTTGATGGAGGAAGTGTTCGTAAAGTAACAGATGGTTCTACTGAAATTAAATTAGGTAATACATTTAAAGAAAAATTAGATATAAAATCTCTTTTACCTTATGAAGGAGATATTATATATGAAGGGAGGTGGGGAAATAGCATCAGATTTGGTTCTACAGTTTTACGTCCCAATACTTCAAACTTATGGTCCACTGTCGGAGAAGATGGTGACCCAATTATTATTATAAGAAATGGTCAACATAATGATGGAAGAGATCCTTGGGTACCACAATTAGAGGATATAAATAAAGACCAAACTAGTATATACTTAACCTCAAATCAAAAAATCCCAATAGAGGTCTCTAGTAAAAATTATACCTCATACAAAATTAAACCACAGTCTCCATCTGAGTATCAAGGTAAACAAGTCATCATAAATTCTGATCGTTTATTATTTAACACTAAAGTAGACTCTATCTTACTCTCATCCCAAAAAACCATAAGTTTAAATGCTAGAGAGTCAGTCAATATTGATGCCCCACAAACTATAGTCCAAAGCCCAGATATTAGATTGGGAGATTTAAATGCTACTGAACCTATTATATTAGGAGAGACATTCTTGACAGATTTATCTAGTTTATTGAAAAATATTATCTTATTAAGTCAAGCTCTACAAACTCCAATAGGAACTCCTGTCCCAAATGTACCTAACGCTAATATACCTATCCCTGCTGTTAGGGTAGAAGCCTCAGCCCAAGATATGATAAATAGAATAGAGAAATATAAATCTAAAATTAGTAAAACCAAGTAATGGCTTTTGACAAAATCATAACAAGTCAAGCAGTTAGTGCTGCCAAAGAAGGTATCAAACTTGAAAGAGCATTGGATGTATTGAGAGAAAAGGCTATTGATATAGTATCACAGCAAGTGGATAACCAAATTCCAATTCCACTCCCATTCTCAACCAAAGATATTCTTTTAGGAGGAGGAACTCTTCCTAATATCTCCACCCCAAATATTTCCCCTTCAGACTTATTATCACCAAGTTTATTATCTCAAGTACCCGCAATTCCAGATAATGTAAAAATACAAACAAGAGAAACTCTAGATACAGTTGAAAGTACTCTTAATACTGTAATAGACCAAAAAAATACTATACAAGAGGCTTTAAGCACTATAACTGGACCTATTAACACATTGGAAGGTATAAGTGACTCAATAGGTAATATTGTATCATTAGTGAATACTAGTATTACTACACTTAAAGCTATTCCTTTACCATTGGCCGCACCTCCAGGTGTTGGTCTTCCAGCCAACATAGTAATTGGTTTTTCTGATGCTTTAAGTGATGCTAAAATATTTTTAGATAAAATTGAAGGTCCATTAAGTGTAATCCCTCCTAATATTGAACAAATAAACGGTATATTAAATACTGCTCTTGAAAAAGTTTCTACTTTTGATCCTATATTTGATAGAGCTACTAGTATTATTACCTTTATTAAAACATTATTAGATGTAGGTCCTAATGCCACTCAACAAGATATCGACAGAGTAGCTCTAGAGACTACCTCCAATATTCGAAAATCATTAACTACCCCAATTATATCACAGATTGATGGAGATTTAGATCCTAATTCAAATTCTCCTATATTTTATAAAGGATATCTCTTAACTACCGAGTATGATCCCTCAAACTCATTTTCTTTCCCTAGAAGAAGAATTAGAGCATCTTTGGCTGCCAATCCAAGTAATTCTATATTCGGACCATACTCATATAGTTCTTCAACTCAAGTGTTAGTGGATGAAATGAAATTTAAAATAGATCAAATTGTTTTTAACTCTTAAATACTTATAATAAAATGAAAATCGACGCTCTAAAAAAAATCATCAAAGAATCAGTTCGAGAAGCTATCAAAGAAGAAATTAAAGATATTTTAATGGAGGCAATCCGTACCTCTCGTTCCCCGATTAATGAACAGCAATCATACCAGAATTATCCTTCATCTCCTAAAATACCAACAGAGGACTTACGTTCCAAGTATGCAGGAATGATGGATATGCCATTTTCAAGAGGTGCCTCAGATACTCTAGAATTTAATACTGGTAATATTTATAGACCAATGTCTGCAGCCTCTGGAGTTGAAGGAAGTTTACCTCCTGGTGAAGTTGATATGAGCCAAATATCTAAATTACTTAACTCATAATGGCACAACAAATTCCATATAAGTTTCCTCTAGATATAGGCAATAATGTTCAAATTGGATTTGATCTAAATTTTGATGTTAATGGAGTATTCAATCCAACTTATACAACGGCAGACCAAATCAAGGCCAACCTTATTAACTATATTCTTATTAATCCAGGAGAATTAGTATTTGCACCTAATTTTGGTTTAGGTATAAGGGCTTTATTGTTTGAACAAGCTAATCAAGGAACATTAGATTCTCTTGAATTTTTAGTAAGAGATGGTGTATCTCAATTTTTTCCAAATATCTCTATTGAAGATATTAAATTTGATAATCAAGCTGATAGAAATGCCATATTTATGACTATAACATATAAGATAGTTGGATTCGGAGTCCAAGATGAAATTAATATAGAACTTCAATAATGGCTACAACATTAAAACGAGACATAAGATATTTAAATAGGGATTTTAGTAATTTAAGGTCATCCTTAATTAACTTTTCAAGGACCTATTTTCCTTCAACATATAATGATTTCACACCCTCCTCCACAGGTATGCTATTTATCGAGATGGCAGCCTATGTTGGTGATATATTATCATTTTATCAAGATAACCAATTCCAGGAAACTTTCATTCAATATGCTCGCCAAAATGAAAACGTATTTGGTTTAGCATATCAACTCGGGTATAAACCTAAAGTAACCTCTCCTGCTATTGTTGATGTTGATGTTTACCAACAATTACCCGCTATCACAAGTGGTAGTATTACTTTTCCTGACTATACTTATGCTTTAAAAGTAGGAGAAAATACAATAGTTAATTCAACCAATGGTACCTCATTTATTTTAGAGGATCCAATTGATTTTTCAATCAGCAGTTCAAATGATCCTACTGAAGTAACTGTATACCAAATTTCAGGTACTCAACCAACATTTTACTTACTAAAGAAAACTCGTAAGGCTATATCAGCCACTATTAATACAACAACTGTATCTTTTGGTACTCCACAAAAATTCTCTACATCCACTATAAATGGAACTAACATTATAGGAATACTGGATGTTTTTGATAGTGATGGAAACCAGTGGTATGAGGTAGATAATTTAGCACAAGAAAGTGTTTTCACATCTATCCCAAACACACCAACCAATGACCCTAACTTATCAGGGGCAGATGATACTCCTAATCTTTTAAAGATTCAACAAGTTCAAAGAAGATTTACATCTCGTTTCTTAAATGAATCTGTACTCCAACTAGAATTTGGAGCTGGTACAACTGGAGATAATGATGAGGAATTTACTCCAAACCCTGATAATGTAGGTTTAGGATTACCATTCCAAAAATCAAAATTAACTACAGCATATTCCCCACTAAACTTTGTATTGACTAATACTTATGGTATAGCTCCCTCAAACACTACATTAACTATAAGATATTTAACAGGAGGAGGATTAACATCAAATATAGATGCTAATACATTAACAGGCATTAATACTAATTTAACTACCTTTGTCAACTCAAATATATCAAATACAGCCCTAGCCCAAACTATATTTAATTCAGTTGCATCCAATAACCCAATAGCAGCTAGTGGAGGTACTGCTGGAGATACATTAGAGGAAATAAGACAAAACGCTTTAGGTAATTACCAAAATCAGTTAAGAACTGTTACCCCTCAAGATTATCTTATACGGGTTTTAAGTATGCCTTCCTCTTATGGGGCAGTGGCTAAAGCGTATGCTCAAGCAGCAAAATTATCAGACACCGCATTGAATGAGGCCCCAACTGTCCTTGATTTATACGTTTTATCTTACGATTTAAACCAAAATTTAAGAGTGGCCTCAACCGCATTAAAACAAAATATCAAAACTTATCTATCTCAGTATAAAATGATAAATGACTCCATTAAAATAAAGGATGCCTTTATCATTAATATTGGTATAGATTATGATGTGGTGGTATTACCTAATTACAATAACAATGAAGTATTACTGAGATGTAATAATGCCTTGATTAACCAGTTTAATATTGAGGATTGGCAAATCAATCAGCCCATAATTATGAGAGACTTATATGTCTTATTAGATAGAATAGAGGGAGTTCAAACTGTTAAAAATATTAGAATATATAACAAAACAGGAACTAGTTTAGGCTACAGTAATTACTCATATGATGTTGAAGGAGCTCTAGTTAATGGAATTATTTATCCATCAATAGATCCTATGATGTTTGAAGTAAAATATCCTAATACAGATATTAAAGGTAGAGTAGTATCATTCTAATAATATAAGATATGCCTATAGTAACATTACAACATTCTTTTCCTTATACTAATCTAGATTTAGAGAATCCATCACCTAACGGGGGTCCAATAAAAGTATTAACTCAAGGAGGTTCTACATTTGCTAATGCTAATACTGAAGGATTTATTCAACAATATACTCCAAAAAATCCTTTATTT